GGTTCTGCACTTGCGACGACCAACCATCTGTGTAAGGCGGAGGTCATTCAGCCGAACCTAAATGAGATGTTCTCGGATGACAAGTACCGGGACGTCAATGCGGAAATCTTGTCCGCAGGCGGCATCTCCGGTATTATTGTTTCCGGCCGTGCTGAGGACGGCAGCAACTTTGCTTCTGCGCAGGTATCCATGCAGACTGCGGCGATCCGCATCAAGCAGGCGCGGGACAACTTCTGTGAGCTCATGGATAAGATCAACCTGCGGCTCAACGGCAGAGGACGCGGCGGCGTAACGCACAGCCGCCCGGAAAATGTGCCGTGCTTTACCTATCCGCCTGTGGATCTGGCTAACAGTCATAAGTTTCAGGAAGTATGTCTGAAGCTGTGGGAAGCCGGCGTTGTTTCTACCAAGACCATGCTGCAGACTCACGGATATGATATGGATCAGGAAGTGGAGCGTATGAAGCATGAGCCTGCCAGAGATAAGGATGGCAAAGAGAATCATGATTCTTCCGCGTCCGGAGGCGGCAAGGTTGGCCGCCCGGAGATGGATGACACTGAGCGCAGCTCTGACCCGTTGAAATCGCAGACAGGTGCGCAGCCGAAGCCCTCAAACCCCGAAGGAAGTTAGTAAGAGGAGGATACAATGAATAAGGTATCTTTTATGGCACCGCGGGTGATGATGGCGGCAACTGAGCAGAACGATATTTACATGACTGTCGTGATGCGCATGTTCTCCACGGCGCCCAACAGAAACGGCTTTGCTGTGAGCGAAGCATTTATCGACAATATCGTTGCCAATGCGGCGAAGTACACCTGTCTTCCGTAGTGCGCGGACGCTGGTCGCCTGAGAAACGGCGGCATGGACGGCTTGACACACCGATTGAACAAGACCTCCGGCATCTTTGAGAGCGAGCAGATCGGCTCGTTCTTTTCTTTTGCCAAGGAGATTGACAACGGCGTGATCAGCCTACTTGGCGAAGCGAGAATTCCCAAGAGAAATCCGATGCTTTGTGAAACGCTCATGCGGCTGTATGAGGCTGGCGCACTGAATTTCTCGTTTGAGATACTGGTAGGCAATGCCACCCAGATGGATGGCGTCACGCTGATCGACGCTGTAGAAGGCAACGAACTGATTGGCATGGCGGTGGTTACGACTCCCGCTTGCCCCGAGGCGACAGCGATCAAGCTGATCGCCGAAGATGAAAACGATAACGATGATGACAGAGAGGATGAAGAGGAAATGGACGAGAAGGATAAGAAGATCGCCGAACTGGAAGGCAAGCTTCAGTAGGCTGAGCAGAAGGCGACCAATGATGAAGAGCTCCGTAAGAAGGACGAGGAGCTTACCAAAGAAAAGGAGCAGCGCGAAAGGGCTGAGGCTGAGCTGACCGAGGCAACCGGCAAGCTGACCGAAGCGGAAACCCAGCTGGCAGAAAAGGATACCCGCATTGCTGAACTGGAGGCGCAGGTATCCGAGCTCGACCCCATCAAGGCTGAGGTCGAGCAGCTGCGTGCTGACAAGGCTGCCGCTGAACTGGCTGCCAAGCAGCAAGAACTGACCCGATTTGCGGAAGCTCAGGGTCTGGACGCCAAGGAAGCGGCTATCGCCGAAGCGATCCAGAAGGCAGACTATGCTGCTCTGGTTGCTGAATCCATGAAGAAGGAAAAGACCGAGACCAAGCCTGTCGTCGCATCCTACGCCATGGGCGGCGGCATTACTGCCAAGGGCGAATACGATGACCTGCTGGGCAAGGCCTGATGATGAATAGGAGGAATGAGATATGGCTGGTTATGTGACTAAGCTGATGGGCCACGTCTATGACGGCGCCTATACTGCCGCCGAACCGCTGATCAACGGCGTGTTCGCAGAGATTACCGCAGACGGCGTCAAGAAGACTGCCGCCGCAAAGGACACCATCCTGCGCGTTGAGGAGAAGACCGAGCTGTGGGGCAATCCCGCTGTGGTGTAGAACGTCACCGGCGTTGGCACCGACGAGGTCTACTTCGTTGAGAACGAGTGGGAAGTTGACGAGAATGCAGAATGGAATGAAGCGGATTACACCCTGCCCACTGGCAAGTATGTGCGCATGAAGCGCCTGCTGCCCGGCGAACAGGTGATCATGTCCGTTGCTACTGAACTGCATTCCGCACTTGCGGTTGGCGATTCCGTGCAGCCCGCAGCTGACGGCGTGATCGCCAAGACCGCTTGATAGGAAGGAGAGATAAACTATGCCTCAGATTGATATCCGAAAGGACAGCAAGCTGGTGCAGCTGATCACTGCCCAGGCGCGCGGCGAGCGTGTTGATTCCGATCAGGCCGACAAGGCTGCAAAGTAGATCGCGGAGCTGGCTTCCGATCCTACCCCGCACAACAAGTATGCAATTGGCCAGCTTGTGGGTTTTACCGTCAATGAGATGGTACGTCCCCAGACCGACTGGCTGAACCATGTAGCTGACGTCAAGCACGTTGGTTATGGTGAAAAGGCCTCTTTCCGCGTCAAGCAGGAAGGCATCCGTGCATTCATCATGGCGAAGGCCGGTACTCCCGCCCGTTCCAAGATCGCGCACAAGCAGGTCACTCTGGACACCATTGCTGTATCTGCCAGACCTGTGATCAACCTGTACGAGCTGCGCACCGGTCGCGTGCAGATGGCTGACCTGATCCGTGACGCCGCCAATGAGATGCATCTCAAGCAGGTTCAGTACATTCAAGGTGTACTGCACAGTGCGGCGGAGAATTGGGAATCTCCCTTCTATGGCACCGGTACCGGCATCGTCAAGACTGTGTTGAATCCCATGCTGCAGCATTGGATGCGAACCGGTTCGGTTTCCCTGCTGGGTGATATCGCGATCATCTCTCAGCTGGCCGAACAGACCGGCTTCACTGCGGCGGCTGCCACTCAGCAGTTCTCCCAGAACGTGATTGATGAGGTCATGCGCACCGGCCTGATCGGCACCTACTACGGCGCCAAGGTCATCAACATGGTCAACCCCTATCTGGGCGACAATGTGACTCCGGTGATCGATACCAAGCGTCTGTATATTCTGCCTTCCGGCGCTTCTGCGGACATGCGTCCTCTGAAGGTACTGTACGAGGGTGACGTCCAGTCCACTGAATCCACCAACATCGACGATCTCGCCTATGAGGTTCGTCTGGACCAGTGGTTCGGCGCCGGTATCGTGGTCGGTAAGACTCCGACTATGAGTGTGTACACCGATACCACTGCCTGATAAACGATGTATGCGGCGGAGGAGCATCCTCCGCCGCAGGAGGTGATTGAACATGGAAAAGATTCGAGTACACAATCCACGTAAGTTTGCGATTGGCCTGACGCTGGCGAACGGTACTGAGCGTACTGTTCTGCCTGGCTCCTATACGCTGCTTTCGAAGGAAGATATTGAGCATCTGGCCAGTTTTGCACCGGCGCTGTTTCAGGATGAAAAGCTGCTGCGTATTGAGGAGCGAAATCTGACTGCAGAGTTGGGCTTTATTGACGATCCTGAAAAGCCGGTGCTGGATGATGAGGAGATTCGCAAGAATCTCAGTCAGCGTGTTTCTCAGGTAAAGGCATGGCTGGACGGCATTGATGAAGCGTACCTGCTGGACGCTATCTGTGATGTCGCAGCCGGTATGGACCTGCCAGCCAGCAAGCTGCAGCTGCTTCAGGAGAAGCTTCCTGAGCGTGAGTTTCTGAAGACCGAATGATGGAGGTGATCTGCCATGACGGATATACAGAAGATGGCTCAGGAGCTGAGACAGCGCACCGAATGGCAGGATACTCCGGTGGAATTGGTCAACGAAGATTATCTGGAGATCGTCCGTCAGGCAGTACGCCATCTGTATGTGATGACCGGGCGTTACACTCAGTATGATGATTCTTCGGATATTGCTCTTAGCGCAGACGAATATGAGTATGTGCTGACTACTGCGGAGATTGGTTTCTACCGTCGCGTGCAGTCGGACGTTAACCGAATCGTCGGTTATTCTACTGACGCTATGACGATCACCAACGCGGACAAGCCCTATGCCAACATCAGTCAGACAGTGAACGAGCTTCTGAACAGACAGCGGATTCTCTACTACAAGATGACGCGTTTTGTACTTCTGTGACGGAGGTGGATGGATGAAATTCTATGTGCCGCCAAAGCTTCGGCAGGATTTCAAGGACTGGCTACATACTGACGTCCAAAATGCCAACTATGATTTCCAGATCATCCGCGACTGGTATCAGCAGACGAAAGTGGCGCCGATCCGGGCGCTGTTCTTTCCGATATCCTGGAAATCCAAAATCGGAAACTCGGACGCCAACAGTAACTTCAAGACCAGCTATGATTACATCATCCGCAAGGGCGACATCGCCATCCGCGAGGATGGCATGATCCTGATGCTGAACTGGCAGGTGCAGAACAATCCCAACAACCAGTCCACACAGGCGATTGCTTGCAATGCCCGCTTTCAGTTTGAACGGCATGTGGACGAGAAGGTTGACAGCAAGGGGTTCCTGATTGAGGAGGCGCATGACGAGATCATCGCACCGAAAATCCCCGGCGTGTATGCTGAGTATACCGGCAGGCCTGATTATGCGGCAAGCTACAATACGCCCGGTATATCGCCGGATCACCTGCTGACGGTGCAGGTGCAGTTCAATCCACGGACGGATCTGATCCGGCTTGGCGATGAGTTTGCCCTCATGCACAGCCGGTACCGCATCGTCAACCGCGTGGATACAGAAGTGGACATTGATCGCCAATACGGGATCATAAACTAGATGGCGCGAAGGATCGCCGGAGAGGAGTCGCTATGAAGCAGAGCTGCAATCGGATTTCTCTGGATGAAGCTGCGCTGATGGCCGCTCTCCGCGAAGAAGCGAAGGATGCGTTGGAACGGGAAGGGCAAAGGCTGCTCAGTCATATGCAGCACGAAGTTATAAATACCACCCACGGCGGCGCCCCTGGCAAGCCGGACTGGCGTAAGGAAATCGTGCGGAATCTGGATAAGACAGCGGTGGCTGTCACGGATGATTCGGTATCGATGGACTTTGGCTATTCTCCTTCTGATAAGGCGGATGAAGTACGTGCCATGTTGGTTGAGGCAGGCTCCGGCAGTGCAGCCGGTGGCAAGCCTATTACGGCGGGACCGAATGGCAGAAGCGTATGGAACAGTGAGCTGGATGGAAAGCATCCGTCCCGAGCTAAGAGCGTGTACAAGCTGCCGGCTGAATTCAACCAGAAGGGCAACAAGTTTGTTGAGAATGCGATGCGTATGATGCAGACGGAGTTCGGTACGATAACGGAGACAGTATTTGCAACTACTCCCGACAGTGCTTACTATGGAAACGTGAAGGTGGATGAGCGATGAAGAAACTGCGCACATGGCATGATAACTGGAACAACGTGATCCGCGAGGTTTTGTTTCCGGACGCCGAATAGAAGACGCTGATGTGTATTCCGGAAGATAAGCGGGAGAACATCCGCGAGTTCATCGACCGCTACTTCATTGAGGATGCCATGCCGGACGAACTGGTTCTGAATGAAGACGTACGCGTGATCTGTTACGAAACCGAGGGTACGCAGCTGGGAACGCCGCATGTGCTCAGAAAATTCCTGGCCTTTGATATTTATGTCAAGGAAGATGCTCTGTATAACGTTGGAGCAGATCGACTACAGCGTCGGGACAAAAAAATAAGTCAGCGGCTCAAAGAACTGCTGACTGGGAAAGAGCATGTATGTGGTATACGATTTGGGTATGAGGATGAATACCATCTGGGAGCCAAAACGATTGGCTATAGAAGGTATCATGTGGTATTCTCATATGTGACTACATGGTGATCATTTTTCCACGAATGTCTTGACGATCTGAACGATCTGCTCGTGGCGTTCTTCTGGCGCGGTCTTCATGTAAGCGGCGACCTTCATAATGTGCTCATCGATAGGAATGAGATCCACATCCTCGCTTGAGAGATTGAGTAGATCAGAAAGGTCGATCTGCAAGGCCTGCGCGATAGGCGAAAATACATGACAAAATTGGTATGTGCATTTACTGGACATCGACCAGAAAAGCTGGGATTCCCGTGGGATGAAAGTGAGCCTCGCTACAAGCGGCTCAAACAAAAACTATTTTGTGAAATATTACAATTGACCCGTGACGGTGTGAGTGTCTTTATTACCGGAATGGCAAGAGGCGTAGACCAGCTTGCAGCAGAGATCGTTCTCTCTTTGAAGGATGTCGTTCCGGACAGAAATCTGCAGCTGTGGGCTGCTGTACCATATGACCGTCAATCGTTGAGCTGGTCTCCCAAGGATAAGGCGAGATACGATGCTATCCTTAAAAAAGCAGACAAGATTGAATATGTAAGCCACAATTACTACAATGGATGCCTGCTTACGAGGAACCGTTACATGGTAGACAATGCCAGCCACCTGATTGCAGTCTATGATGAGAATCAGGGTGGCGGCACTAAATACACGGTTGACTATGCCCGAAAGAAAGGGCTGAACATTATTATCATCGAACCATGAAGGAGGTTTGATTCACAATGGCACAGTACATTGATCAGATCGCCGGTTACATTGCAGACAACCCGAATTAGGATTTTGAGCGATGTGACGGCAAGGTGTTTTCCTACTACGAGGTAAACACCGCGAACATGAGCGCGACCAACAACACCCTGTCTATTAACGGCGGTCAGGGCAACTATCCGCTGGCATTCATTGAGACCGACAAGGCGTAGGAATTCACCTTCGCCAGCTCTCAGTTTTCTCTGGATATGTTTGCCATGGCGAACGCCGTTCAGATGAAGCAGGGCGATGTTGCTACTCTGGAGAGCAAGCTGTATGAGGTGAAGGCCGGTCTCAACGTAACCATCCCTTATGAGACGCAGGCGGAATCCGTGAAGATCAGCGGTTTTGAACAGGCGGATACCGCAGCTGCTGGCAAGTTCTCCGTAGCTGCCGGTGACGGTGATACTCCCACTACGGAGATCACCTTCCACGAAGGCGACATTGCTGTTGGCGATACCATCCGCATTGCCTATCGCCGCCGTGTGAACGGCGCATCCATGGCGACGGTCAAGACCAACTCCACTACCGCCAAGGGCGCTCTGTATGCACACTGGCCGGTCTACTCCAGCGGCACCGATTGCACCGAAAGCTCCATCAAGGGCTATCTGCATCTTTATATTCCGCGTGTGCGCGTGACTGCGCTGCCCGGCTTCGACAACAGCTACAAGTCTGCTGCTACCAACAGCGTGACTTTCAGCGCCATCGACCCGAAGCGCGCAGACGAAAAGATGTACGATCTGTACTACGAGCCGCTGGATGCTAACGGCGCAGTTGTCACTACGCCCACCGGCGAAGTGACCTGGAACTGATGATTGATCGGGGACACAGCATGAGCGCTGTGTCCCTTTTCTGATGCAGAAGGAGGAAAAGGACAATGGCGAAGTATACGAACTAGCAGTAGGTCGCCTTTGCCGAAAAGGCACTTGCTGAAGGCTGGAAATACTGGTACGGAACGTGCGGCTATAAGGCCACTCAGTCCCTGTACGAGAGAAAAAAGAAGCAGTATCCCAAGCACTACACGGATGGCAGAACTGCGACTTATAAGAAGCATATTGCGGAAGGCCGCATGGTTGCCGACTGCGTCGGTCTGATCAAGGCGTTCTTCTGGACTTCCAACGGCACTGCTGAGAACAAGTATCAGGCAAACAACTGCCCTGACCGTTCTGCCAATGGTATGTTCTCCCTGTGCGAGAAGACCGGCAAGATCGCGACTATTCCCAACACCCCTGGTCTGGTGGTGTGGAACGACGGCCACATCGGCGTCTCTATTGATGGCATCTATGCCATCGAAGAGCGCGGTTTCAACTACGGAATCGTCAAAACCAAGATTTCTGATCGCAGCTGGACCAACTGGGGTAAACTGCCTGCATCCATGCTGGACTATGTGAACGGCGATGTGCAGGAGGATCCTGATGATGCAGCTGAATGTCCCTATACCGAGCCCACGAAGAATCTGAAGAAGGGTGCCGAAGGAACCGGCGTCAAGTGGGTGCAGTGGATGCTGGAGGGCTGCGGCTACTCCGTGGGCAGCTATGGCATCGATGGCGATTTCGGCTCCGCAACGCATGCTGCAGTAACGAAATTCCAGAAAGACCAGAAGCTGGAAGTGGACGGAGTTGTGGGCAAGCTGACCCGCGCTGCGCTGAAGGCTGCACAGCCTAAGGTTGAGATTGATCCGGATGGCGAAGACGATCCTGATGATGAAGATGACGACAAGCAGGAACATCAGGCTCCTGAAACCTCTGCACCTGCTGACCCTGAGCCGGAGGTCAAGGAGGAATATGATATCAAGGGAAAGATCGCAGATCTGTCCAAGTGGCAGGGCGCGATCGACTGGAGCAAGGCTGCCCGCGAACTGGACTTCTGCATTCTCCGTGCGCAGTACGGTCATGAGAAGATTGACGAGAAGTACAAGGAATATGCCCTCGGCTGTGAAGAACATGACATTCCCTACGGCGCGTACTCATACTGTCTGTTCGATGACGAGGAAACCGCGGTTGAGGAAGCTCAGTTCTTCATGGAGCGCATTGCGGGCACCAATCCGCTGTATCTCGTTCTCGACGTCGAGCCGGGCGGTGTGAAGGCGCGGGATATCCGCAAGGAGGTTTCCGCTTACATTGCAGAGCTGCGCAGGCTGGGTGTGCAGCGCATCGGTCTGTACATCGCCCACCATGCGTACAAGGCGTACAACATCAATGTGGACGAGGCGGACTTTGTATGGATTCCCCGATACGGCTCCAACTCCGGTCAGCCTGAAAAGGAACCGGATCATCCCTGTGATCTGTGGCAGTATACCTCCAATGGTCTGCTGGGCGGCGTCAAGGGCCGTGTGGATCTCAATAAGCTGATGGACGAAACCCGCATGGCGTGGTTTCGCGGAGAGGAGTAATGAGCATGAACATGATTGACCTGACTCCTGTATTGGAGGCATAGATCGGCCTCCTTGCCACGATCATCACCGTCAAGGTGATCCCGTGGCTGAAGAGTAAAACGACCAAGGAGCAGCAGGACTACCTGCTGGCGACTGCCCGCGTGCTGGTGTATGCGGCTGAGCAGGTGTATGGCGCCGGCAAGGGCGACGTGAAGATGCAGTATGTGCAGGACGAGCTGGAAAGTAGAGGCCTGACCATTGATCTTCCCGTCATCGAGGCGGCTGTACGCGAGATGAACCTTATCGAGAACTGGGATACCACAATCGAACTGGAGGAAACTGAGGATGGCAAGCACTAAGCCCATCCCGCCGACAGATCAGACGGAAAAGGGACTGCCACAGGTGGGCAGTCCCGAAAATACCGTCGTAATCGGCGGTGAATAGATTGAAATCAAGCCCACGAAGCTGCGCTATCAGCGCAACCGGACTGCGGCATTTTATAAAGTATTGGAGATGTATCCTGTCGCGGACATCCTGGCTATGGAAGCCGGAGCTTTCGGCGACGATCGCGACGGAGACAAAGCCCTGATGGACTGGCTGATTGCGGTGACGGATCATCCCGATTTGGTAACCGCCCATTACGATGAGATGGACACCGGGACAATCGAGCAGCTGCTCACGATCTTCCGGCGCGTGAACCGGATTGATGAAAAGGAGCAGAAGCTAAAAAACCTGCAGACGGCACGAAAGGCGTAACCCTTGATCGTGCCGTCGCAATGATTGCTGCGCATCTGGGCGTGGTAGATGAAGAACGCATCAACGACATGAGCTATGTATTCTTTGACGATGTTCTTCGGGAATAGGGTTACAAGCTGAACTACGAAGCAGTTGCCAACTACGCAGGCAATGCGTTCTGCGAAAAGAGCTGGGATATGATCCAGAAGAGCAATCCCTTCAATATTGTCG